CACCAATACTACTTAATCTCTTCCAACCGTTGTAATCCCATCTTAAGTTCCAAGCCGCCGCTTTTCTCAAATCTCTAAGGATTTCTCTATCGATTTCAGCTGCAACTTGCTCAGACAATAAAGCTGTCAATTCTGCTTCTGCATCGATATTGTGGAATGCTGCAACGTCTTGTGCCATTTCAGGAGACCATTGTGCTCTTAATTTTCTCTCAGTTACAGAAACTGTTACTGACATAAGGTCAAAAGATACCTCACCAATCTTATCTTCGAACTCAAGGTTCTTGTAGATTTTGTAAGTACCTGTAAACGCGTCAGCTACAGCAGTAGCAGAAGAGAATGAAGAACCAGTGTAACCATCTAGTGAACCACCACATGAGATACATACTGGAACTTGTAAATCGATTTCAAGGTAGATTTTACCTTCAACATCACAAAGGTCATCATATTGACCACCACCAGTTTTACTGTTAGGGAATACTGCAGTTGCGTTGTTGTTACCGTATTGAACGATACCTTTACCATATCTTTGAGTTACCACTCTGAAAAGATAGTTGTTAGATGTGTTAGCCGAAGTATAAACGTTTCCTGCTTTACCTCTGATTGTCAAATCAGCCAAGAAAGATTCGTTATCAATCGGGTTACCATCTGGACCGATAAGTTTACCAGCTCCATCAGATGCGAAACCTGACATAACTACAAGAACTTTTCTGTAATTATCTGTATTATATCCTGAAGGAATTAATGAATCACCAACCCAAGCAACTGTTACTACAGAACCTGTAATTGCTGACCACTCACCTTTAGAATAATCGTAAAGACCTGGAGGGTCTAAAGCTGGTTCATTACCTTCATAAAATCTATCATAAAGGTCTTTGGTGTTGTTATAGTCATAACCACTGTTAGGTGTTTGACCTTCAGACGCATTTGGTGCTCCGTAAGGTGCCCAGTGTGTTGCGTTGTTAGCTGTTTCAGTTTCATATGACTGAATGTTAGGTACAAAGTAGAACAATTTACCAATTGGTAAGTTCATTGCCTGTACTGAAACGATGTCGTTAGCTAAAAGTTTAGAGAATACTCTTCTCACGATAGGGAAAACCACAGTTTCAAACGCACCTGTATCAGATGTTGAAGCCGCTTCGTTGATTAAATATGAAGCTTGGTTTTCATAAAGTTGAGCTACATTCTCTTTTAAGTGACCTTTAAGACCCTCAAGGAATCCTAATTTGTCCCATTTGTTGATTGTGTCTTCTTTGATAACTTTAAGGTGCTTAAGACCGATGTTACCAACTAGACCTGATTCTAATAATGCTCCCATTTTTTTATTTTTTGGTTTTATTTTATTTTTTTATCTAATCTTTGACATTAAATCTTTCATTCTTAGGAATTGAGGATTTTCATATGTCTTAGATTCGATTAATGTTGTCGCAGAACCTGAAGAAACTTCTTTATTAAGTTTTGTTTCGACAGTTTCGTTGATTGATTTAGTTTCTGTCTTAGATAATTCGTCTTTGATTGATTTATAAAGAGTTTTTGACTCTTTTAAACTTTCTACAGAATCGAATCTTCTAAGAATATTTATTTTTTCTTTCTTAGTTGTTGAGTGTTCAGTGAATAATCTTGTTGCATATGCGAGATTAGAGTTAAAAATTGCAACTTCGTTCAATTTTTCTCTAAATACATTTAATGCTTTTCTGTATTCTTCATTTTTTTCTCTCAACATACTAACTTCTGCATCAATTGATTCCTTTTTTACGTTAGCATTGAAACCTGAGTGAGCTCTTGGTTTTGGTAAACCTCCAGGTGTTCTGAAATTAGTACCGCTACCTAAAGTTCTTGGTGACTCTTTAGCTTCAACTTTTTTAACCATTTTATTTTTACCAACTTCCGCATTTTCTCCCTTACCGAATTTTACTTTTTTAGCATTACCAGTTCCTACAGATTTAGGACCTTCTTTCATTTTTGTATTGAATCCACCGCTTTCTTTCTTGTAAGAAAATTTAGGTCCTTTACCAAGTCCAAGTCCTTTAGCTTTAACTGACATTTTAGCTTCTTTAGTTTCTTTCTTGGGAGATTTTTTGTGGTTGTAAGATTCACCCATCATTGCTTCATCATCTGACTCTTCATCATCTGACTCTTCATCATCTGATTGTTCCATTAATTCGTCATCATCTGACTCTTCCATTAATTCGTCATCATCTGACTCTTCCATTAATTCGTCATCATCTGACTCTTCCATTAATTCGTCATCATCTGACTCTTCCATTATGT